GGTAAACTTATTCATCTCTAAAATGTTATAACGCTCTGGATGTTTTTTTACCCAGTGATGTTGCATTTCAGAAGTTGTCATAATATCTAAAGGCCACACATCTTCTACATAGAATCTACCAGTCTTCTTCATTAAAGGAAATAGATTGTGTAGAGTCTTTGCGTTTGCATCTGGGGTATGTAAGCCATCATCAATGATAATGTCAAAGCGGATACGAGGCCATTCTTTTTTAATTTGATCTCGTACAGCAATGTTAGTGCTATCAGCTTTAAGCCACTTAACACGTTCATGTTGTAACACATCAATGTCTTCTGGCTTCACTCGAGTAAAGATATCAATTCCGTAGATTGTAGCGTTAGGAAAGAATTCAAGCCAAGCTCTAACACTATCACCTTTAAACACTCCTACTTCTAGAATGTTAATTGATTCATTACGAATGGTATCAAACTCTGGTTCATATACTGTATGGTAGTTGTGCTTTACAGCTTTGTCACATCCATACTTATTAAATAATTCTTCAAGCATATTCTACGTTCCTCTTTGCTCCTGTATCAAAATCATAACCCCAATAATCAATATCCTTCTGATACCAATCAGCAATGATTTGTATTGTCTCTGGTGTATAAAGATCTTGGTAGGTGCCTTTATTTAGACCTGTTACATTTCGTGCATGGCTCATGCTCGCAAGATTGAAGTGCTTACATAAGTCATCATTCAAGTGTTCAAACCGTAACATCTCGCACTTACAGTTACCCTGTTCATCTGAGACATGATCATATGCAGGATACCAACCTCTTACAGCTCTGTGCCACATATACTTTTCACCACCCCATTTATGACGTTCCTCAAGGAATGCCTCAAAGGATGATACATCAGCATACGATGAATCTACTTTCTTTTCAACCTCTATTACCTTCTTTGCAAAGAAATATCTACTAACAACTCTATCCCAAGGATTGCGAGCTATAGCAAATGCTCTGTACTTAGATGTAAATTCTGGATTGAGGTCTCTCCAACGAGCGTGCTCATAGCCTGGCTCATCACCAAATTTCTTCATTGTGCTGGTAACAGCATGGGTATATTGTTCACTCTTATGGATAGCTGGAACAGCAGCCGCGCACTTACCTCTCAACATAGGAGAGTATCTAATAGTCATCCCAGCATTCTTTGGAATGTGAATGAACAGTTTAGTTAACATACTTCATTAACTCCTCTACATTCTCACCACGCTCTGGTAGTTTATCCTTTAAGAAGAAGTGAACAAAGTTGACGTCCTTGATCTTATTCATTTCAATTCCAGTAAACAAACCATTCCAATGGTAAGAAAGATTGTTGACTTTCATCTTCTCGTCTTTGACCCACACATTTAGCAGAGTTTGATCAGTAGACCATTTCCATGCACCTTGTCCATCTACAAAAGGTTTAAACTTAGATTGAGTAAGAAACTCTTTAGGAGTCATACCTTTAAGATACTTGTTAATTGATTTGTTAAGAACCATCATACCCATATTGTAGAAGTCAGCTCCACATCCCTTTGGACACTTCCAATCAAACAAGTGATTGATCCCTGCCATTCCATATTGCATTCGTGTGTAGTTTGCTATCTTACCTGTATACTGAGGAGTACAAGGCATGTCTCGTTCTAGCACTCCAGCAAAATCGCAATCGATGCCAGCAGTATCAAAAATACTTCGGTCACAAGTAGGCCGTATCCAAATATCAGCATCAATAATAGCAATTTGATCATACGTATCGAGGTAGCTGAAAGCATTTTCTTTCTCATAGATCGGAAGATACCCACCATGTTTTTCATAGGATTCTTTACTCCTGTTAGATGTGAATGGGTCAGGCTTTATCATTAGGATAGGTGTCTTCTGAACAATATAGTCAGCACCTATCTTATCAGCATATTCCTTTACGGATGCTGTACAGTGATCATACAGTGCGCTTTTTTTGCCTGTATACACCTGGTAAATCAGTTGTTTCATTTTCATAGCTTTCAATAATTATCTTTGCGATATCCAACGCTTCGTTGTATCGCTTGCGGAACCTATTGTTCTTAGCTCCGCTCTTCACGAAATGATATAGTGTATCTATGTCACTATTATAGGTAGGTAAATCAAATGTACGTCTGAAGGATACAATCTGTTCATATTGAAACCTCAAAGATAATAGATCTGCAAGAGAACGATACATTATTAGAAGTCTCCTTGTCCAAAGTTACCAACGTTTTCATTTTCAAGTTTAGTAGCAAAGTCATTAAAGCCACCAACTAATTTACCATCAACAAAGATTTGTGGGACTGTCTTAGCAACTGGTGCTCTACCACGAAACTCAGATGTGTTCTCTTCACCATAGAAGCGATCATCAAGTGCTTTGTATGTGTATTCTAACTCATATTGTTCACACAACACTCTAGCTCTATCACACCATACACAGGTTTCTTTTCCAAAAATCTCTATCTTCATGTTGTGATTCCTAACATCTCTTTTGTCATGATATAATCTCTTACAAAGTCTGACCTTACGATATCTTCCCATCCAAAGGTTATGACTTCAAATTTCTTTAACTGTTCCACAATAGTAAGGAACTTCATAATTCCATCCTTCTCGTCTTTAAACTTGAAGTCTGATTGTAGATAGTCACCAGCAAATATAATTCGACAGTTCTTACCCACACGAGTGATAACAGAGTCCAACTCGTGGAAGTTCATGTTCTGCATCTCATCTACTAATATTACACAATTATCCAAAGTAAGTCCACGGATAAATGATGTTGATTGGAATTCAATCTTCTTTGCTGTAACAGCTCTATTATAACTATTGCCATCACCAAACAATTCGTTAGCAATGTTTTTATATGGAGAGAGGAACACATCCTCTTTCTCTTCTTTAGTACCAGGCAAGAAACCCATGTCTCTTGTAGGAACCATAGAGCGAACGATAACTAAACGCTCTTGTTCTGTTGTAGGATCTAGTACTTGTTCCAAGCCAAGATACATTCCCATGAATGTTTTACCTGTACCAGCTGATCCTGTTAGAACCAAATTATAATCATCATCCCAAGCCTGATATGTGACTTCTTGACCACGAGTGATTGGCTCATACTCTAACAAATCATCGAGACGGACTTGAAGAGATTGGTGGGATGTTTTATGTCGTTTTCTCATACTATACCTTAATTGTGTTATCTTTGCCTGCGCCTGCTTTAATATTCTTCAAGTGATCTCTCCAATCACCAGAAGTCTTACTTAACGTGGAACCATGCTGTGAAGTAAACGGCAATGGTACAACCATTTGTTTTAGATGAGGATTCTCCTCAAGATATGTTTCTTTTTGTGTGTTGGTTGAGAAGAACTCGACATGTCGTTCGTCTGTATTCTTATCTTGAAATGTAAAATTTGGCATCATGTATCCCTATGTGAACTGCTGAACCCAATAAAGAGTCCAGCAGCTTTGTTTACCCTCCGATGTTAAAATTGACCATCAATCCGTGATTCTAGAAATTCTAGCTTCTTCGAGAGTTTCGAGACAAGATCGTTACGACCTTTATCAACTAGTTCGGTGATATATTCACGCAACTCTTGAGAATCTTTTTGAAGTACAGACATCTGAAAATCAGTCATACACATCTCCTTGTGTTATGTTAATTGTTTTATGTGGGGGGTTTAATTCGTATCAGTCCTGGAAAAGCCTCCTCTACTAGTTTCTTGGTGATGCCTTTTCCTAACTGCTTCTTGACTACCATCTTCAAGAGAAGTTCAGCATCTTTGGGATGGATTGATTCTATCAAACGGATGAATATCATCTCTCGTTTGAAAGCGGGGAATTTATCGCCTGGACCACCCTTAACTATATTATTGAATTTCTTTGTTTGCTTTAGAAGATTGGATGGAATGCCATTTTCATCTGCCGGCTCATAGGGCGGCTTACCATCTGGGAGATTCCACTCAACATAATCATCGTACGTTCCTAACAGAACGTCCTTTAACGCTTGGGTCTGATGCTTCTGAAGTATCTCTATCTTCTCTGCTTTTGTTTTAGCATTCGTAGCCATTTCAACGACCTCGAATACTTTTTTAGTTACATGATAACTCATTTTCAATTCCTAATGTAAACATTATTATCTATTCTACAGGTATATATCATCACTTTAACTTCAAGAGACAAATTCTGTAACACTTTCAATTAACATTCTACACCGTTTTTCTATCAAGTAGTTCATGACATTTTGCTTAGGAACTATGTATGAATCATAGCGTTCTACAATAGTCTTCTTAATAGCTTCTGGTGTGTAATCAAGATCAATTAGATTCTTGTTACGAAGATAGTTACGATACACTTCTTCACCCAATGACTTAGGATCCTCAATCAATTGATCTATCTTGTTCTGACGTAAGGGTGTCTGACGAATCTCATTAACAAAGCAATTG